GCACTTGCATTGCGACTTCTCGTTCACGGACGTCGATTGCATTGCTCATCGTTCTCTGGAGATGGGCGTCACCGTAGATGTGCCCCTGCACCTGGATCGTAGTGTGCAAGTTGACGATCGTGCCGCCGGTGCCGTGCACCGTCCCTGGCCGTACATCGAAGTAACCAGCCGCAGCGGGCCGTACCTGATATCCGAACATGGTGGCCACCCGGTCCAGAATTGCCAGGTCTCGTGGGGTGGGCCTGCCGTGGTGCAGCGGGATGTAGGCCTCTCCACCCGTTTCAGGCTCTGCCCACAGGCGCCAGGTACCACCCTTGGCCAACTGAGCGACGTGACGCTCACCGCCCTTGGCGAAGGTCTGTACGCCGCCGCCGTTCATCACCCCGCCCTTGGCCACGTTCGTGCCCATGAAAGAGAAAATTTCTGGGTGCTGGTCGATGATGGCTGCATTGCTGACCTGAACTTCCACGCCCAGGATTGCCTTCAAGCCGTTGATGCGGTTGATGGATTCTTGGACGTGGCTGAGTTTGCCTTCGGCTTCGTCGGTGTCTGCGCCGACCTTGACCTTCGGATTCTTCTTGCCGGTGTCGTCGGCCTTCTTGTCCACCTGTTGCAGACCAGCAATGGTTTCCAGATAACCCACCAGGTCTATCAGGACCTGTCGAGGCTCGGCAGCCAGGTTCATCTTCTCGATGACGTCGGTCGCAGCCGAGACGCCTCCGGTGCGGTACGCCTTGAAGATTTCTGTCGCCTGGCTGTCAGTGATATGTGCCTTGACGATGGCCTCTTCCATATGCTGTGCGAATACAGGTCCCAACTTGGTGACTTGATCTCCGATGGTTGTTTGGAAACCAATGCCCAAGGTGAGACCAAACTCATTGGCGATACGGGTGGCTGCTTCTGGTGTGATGCCCATGGCAGCAGCGACACGTTCTGGTGTGGCATGGATGCCCAAGAACTGCGCGACGTCCCCAAGTTTCAATCCTGCTTCGACATCCGCCGCTGCGAATGGGTTCATGGCAGCCCGAGCGATGATGTTGCTTTCACGCTCCAAACGGATACGAAGGTCCGTCAGGTGGGCCACGGTCTCGTTGGCAAACTGGATCAACTGACCACTGGTGTCGTCCAGCATGGCCTTGATGGCATTGCGACTGGCTTCTGGTCCCGCCTGTGCGAATTGCATGAGAATCTCAGGGCTCAGACCACGGCGCATCAACGTGGCCATATCGTCTACGAATTCCTGGGCCATGTGGTTGTAGGTGAACAGGAAGTCACGAAGTTGCTGCTGACCGGCGGCACCCTTCTCGGTGACTGCACCGGCGATGTCAAAGCCCTTCATGAATGCCTGGTCAATCTCCGTGATGAATTTTGCTATTTGTTTCTCTTGTTTCTTCGCTGCTTCTACGGCTTGCTCGCCGTGCAGGGTCAAGGCTGCCGTACTGACCCCAGAATGGGAAGCCATCTCGTCAACAGCCTTGGTGATCTTTGCGTACTGCGCCGAGGAGAGGCTGCCCAAGTCTTGCGTTGTGAACCCGAGCCGCCTGGCTGCCTTGGCCACAAGGTCGATGCGACCTTCGAACGACTTCATCCGTTGCTGGGCAGACATGTTGGCGTACTCGGTGGCGAAGTTCGGATCCACGTACAACTTGATCCGGAGAACCTCATTGGCAACCCTGGAAAGGTTGGCCAGGCGTTCGGTGTACTTGGCCAGTGCTTGCTGCGCCTTGAGAGCCTTTGTGGCGTCTCCGAATGGATCGCCGAATGCATGACCCAGGCCGACCATGCTGGTCAGCGCACTGCCCACACCCCGCAGGCCCATTTCTGTAGCCTTGAGGTTGTTCTTCATCTCACCGAAGTCAGTGGTGAGGACGTGGACGCCGTGGAAGTCCCATGTGTCCATTTGCTTCTTGGAGGCGTTTACATTCTTGCGGATGGTGTCGATGCCCTTGGTCAGTCCTTGGAAACTGTCAGCGTCGATGTTGGTGGTGAACGATTCAACCCAGGCGTCAGCGGCTTGCTGGCTGCGGGTCATGTCGCCGAGTACGGCCAGCAGTCCCACTGCCAAGATGGGCAGCGCACGGGCGAACATCATGGCGTTCTGGGCCGCTGATTGCATGCCGCTGCCGACCTGCTGCAAGGCGATGCCGAATCGGCCAAGTGTCGGGTGGGCCTTGGAAACTTGCTGGCCGAGGAAGTCGAAGGCTTGTCCGGCCAACTTAATGGGAGTGGTGAGTCCGCTGACGATGAATTGCGAGAACGAGGTGGCCTTGATCTTGTCGCCGACGGACGAGATACGTAGGCCCAGCATCTCCCACTGCGCACCCTGTGCGAAGACCATGCTGCCCAGAGCCTGAAGTCCTCGGCTCAACAGCATCATGGCGCCGACGCTCAGCAACCACTTGGCCGCCAGCACGCCCAAGATTCCTACGACGATGCTGAGAGCACTGGAAAGTGCGCCCAAGTAGGCGATGAGTTCCTTGACGGGCTGCGGGATCTGCGCCCATGCTCCCAAGAAGATCCGAGAAATGCTGATGGCAGCGTCGGCGATGGGCTGCAATGCGTCGCCGATCTCTAGGCCAATTGCCTTGAAGTCGTTCATCATGAGTTTGAACTGCATGCTGGTCGACTTCATCTGCTCTTGGAATGCTTTTTGCGTGGCGCCCTGCCCCTTGCTGGCTTCGTCCATACCTTTCAGAACTCGGATGTAGGTCGCGCCCTCGTTGTTCATCAAGGCGAAAGCACCACGACCGGCCCGAATTTCATCGAACCAACTGAGCAGCACTTGCACGTTGCCGCCACTGGCCTTGCGCAGAAGTTCCAGCACACCGTGAAGGCCCATGCCACCCTGCGAGACATCCCTCAGGGCATCGGCCAGCGGCATGAGGGACAACTTGGACCAAGCGGCTGTGAGCGACTCGCTGGGCTGGACCAAGGACTGAATCAAACGGTTGAGGCTGGTGCCTGCCTCGCTGGCGCTGATGCCGTTCAGGGTCATGGTGGCGAGAGCGCCACCCACTTCCTTGAATCCGACACCGGCAGCCGCCGCCAGGCCGACGCTGTCACCCACGACACCGGACAGTTCCTGGAAGCGCACGACACCGAGGTTCACCGTCTGGAACATCAGGTCGCTGACTTCACGGGCATGGCTGGCGGAGAGCCCGTAGGCGTTCAGCACTGCGGTCAGGGCGTTGCTGGCATCGGTGGTGCTGCTAAGTCCTGCGACACCGGCCTTGAGAGACTGTTGCAGAACCATGGTGCCTTCAGCACCGTAGAAGCCTGAAGATGCGATCTCGTACCACGCCTCGGTGATGTCCTTGGCGCTGGCAGGCAGCACCCGAGACATGGAAATTACTGTGCTGATAGATTTCTCGAAGTTATTTCGTACTGTCTCGTCGATGGTGGCCACGTTGTGCATGGCGGCATCCAATTGGACAGCACCATACGTCGCACCCACCAGACTGACGCCCAAGCCGATACCAGCATTCCGGACCCTGCGGGCAGTTCTCTCGAAGCCAGCAACGGCATTCTGCAAAGCGCTGAACGTAGCCTTGCCGACGTTCTGAAGACCGCCCAGTGTGGCGGCGAACTTCTTGCCCGCCGTATCCGCTGCCGCAAAGCCCTTGAGAATTCCAACAGGGTCGGCATCAAGAACGACCTTGACGCCTGCTACTGCGACACTACCGCCTGCCAAACCGCCTATAGCCACGATGCGCTGCCTCGTTCACTCGGAGGAACACGTAGATATGGGACCGCTGCTTGTCGGGGATCTTATCCCTGGCTTCAGCGAGTGCCTCGCAGCCTAGACAGTTGACGGTGTGTGCGAGGAATGGCTGGGGCTCTTTGTGTTGGCCTTTCTCATCCAGCCAGTCCGATGGAAACGTGCCGCATCCTGGGCAACGCTCCCCGCTGTGTAGTTCGTATTCCATTGCGGCTTCTTGGTCTGATTCTTCCCAAGACAAGAACTCCGAGTGTGGAATACCGGCTTGGTTGCAGAATTGCATCTCAAGGCGATACCTCGGGTCTCGTTTCAGCCTTTTCCCAGGTCAATGACCGATGCGTGAAACTGTGCGTTCTGCGCAGTGCTGAACAGGGCACCCAACTCTGCTGCCGACCAGTCGGGATCGTTGTAGATCTCCATGACCTGGTCCTCGGTGAAGTCGGGCTCGATCATGGCTGCGTGGATCAACGACGGAGGGAAGGTGTCACTGTCCCATTCCAGGTTGTCTGGATCTTGACCGTAGTCGGCAGCCTGCTTCTTCTGTTCCTCTGTGGGCGGGTGGCCCAGGAGGAGGTTCTCGTACTGCTTGCGACCGATACTGCGGAACACAAACGTCATCGAACGCTCGGTCGCTGCCTTCTCCGCTTTCTCGAAGCGGCTCTTGGCTTCCTTGAGTCGAGCCTGCACTGTGGCGTTCTCCGGGCCAGCATGTTCGGCCTCCACTTCGGCGAAGCGAACTGCCTGCTGAGCCTCGCTGTATTCCTCACCGATCTCACTGTCCAGGCAAAGGCGCAGCGTGCGAGTCACTGGCTTCTTCATGGACTTGAGATGGTCGAACGTCTGTGGGCGACTCTCCGGTTCAGTCTTCACTTGTGTACTGGGCTTTCCACCAGTGGACATTTGACCCCCTATCTCGGCTTAGTGCCCTTCTGCATGACTTGTGACTATGCCAGGACCGCTGTGTCCAGTTCGGGAGGATCCGTCGGGGTGTACACGATCTCGTACTTACCGGCTTCGTTGTCGGCGGTGTACTGTCGTGAACTCGACGCTACCTGAACTGGCCAGACGTCACAATCATCCCCCGTGGCGGGCGTTGCACCGGCAATGCCCTTGGGAAAGATGACGATGAATCCGACGGTTCCCTTGGTTTGTGCGTCATAGACCGGGTTGTCTGTGTCATCCTCGTAGAACACGAGGTTGCTGTCCTCCACTGTGTCCTCACCAGGAATCTGCGAAACAAATGCCGAAGCCATGTCCGGAGTCTGGATCGGGCTGTTGGAGAACATGAACCCGTTGACCTCTGCCAGTTCCGGATCGAGTCGTTCACCGGCAGTGATCTCTGCAACCGTGGGAGCCAACGCGGTGGAGGCAATGGTGGGGAGGAAGTAGAACCTCGTGATCCCTTTCCGCATGAAGCGGGCCATTACTTACTCCTTGTTCGTTTCGTTGCTGGGGTTGATCTACTGCTTGGACTCGTCGTCCTTGGCAGCCGGTGCGGCGACCGGGGATTTCTCCGCTTCGAGAGTCCAGCCGCGGGACTCCCAAACTTTCTCGAATGCCCTGCGGGTGGTCGTTGCCGTTCCCTCGACATCCGGATGACTCATGGTGACCTTGTCGGAAGGCCGTTCTTCCTGCTCTTCCGACCCTGTTGCATGCTTTCTCGCTGGGGTCATGCTGCTGGCACCACCTTGATTCGGTACGTGTCCGGAGACTCGTACAGTCGGTCTCCTGACTTCACTATAGCCCCGAGCCCACTGGCCCACCTGTGCGCCACTGAGAACCCCTCCGGGACCATGGCCACAAGATAGTCCCCATCTCCGTCTCTGCCAATGAGCAGGCTGCGGGTGAGGTCAGACATCCAGCGGGTCTGCTTGGGAGTGCTGCCCACATTGGTGATCTGGAGGATGATTTCCATGTCGACATCAGGGCTGGCCCACGGACCATCGTTGCGGGTGCCGATCATGTACACGATGGCGTAGGGCAGAGCCAGGGTGGTCACGCTGGGTACGTCGTGGTCACCCACTTGCTGCCCGCTGTATTCCCGGAGCCATTCCACAAGGTAGGCGACGACGTCTTCTCGATTGACAAAGGTCTCGCTCATACGGCAAGTCCTTTCACGATGTTCATGATGGCTTGCGTGTATTCCGGACCGACCTCGGCGACGCCCGGAATGAAGTGCGGGTGGGGTGGCTGAGCGTAGTGCCGTCCCAGGCTGTCTACGCCGACGAACCCAAATTCCAGCCTCGCTGCGTAGGGGTCCGGGCTGCCTACCTCCACTCTGAACCCACTGACCTCAGCATTGAGGCGAGATCGGTACCCGCCCGTGGCTACTGGCGCTCGTGATCGGACTGACGCCAGCAGTTTGGCTGAGAACTCCTGGGCCAAGGCTTGCAGTTCTTTCCTAGCCCCGGTCTTGGTGATGTACTGCCACTTCGCTCGCAATTCATCTAGCCCGTAGACACTGATGTCGATGTTCACAGGATGATCTGCCCTGCGAACATGCGCTGGGTCATCTGGCACTGGCGTACTGCCTGCATGCTGCTGAGGTCTACGCTTTCGATCGTGAAGATCGTGCCATTGATCTGAGGGTCCCGCATGCAAGTGTCCAAGATGACGTAGTCGTTCACTGCCAGGGGTGGGCAGGTCAGCGGTGCGTACAGCGTGTATCGAACGTAACTGGCGGTGCCACCACCTTCCGGTGTCTCGTTCGGGTAGGCGTTGATGGCCAGCACCAGTGCCTTGCCCTGATACAACTGCACGTCGGGCTTGGGGGTGTACTTCCCGGTGTGTGGATCGAACACGTCGTTGGCAGCGCCACGAGCGATGGTGACTTCGTCTGTCATCTCGCCTTCGACGAAGCGGGTGATGGGGCTGAGGTCAATCGGCATTTCCGAGCGCCTCCAGTGCATCGGCGATGGTCTCGAGAACGTAGTAAGTGATTGTCTGGTTGCTTCCCCACCCAAGTTTGGACAGGGCGACCCTCTCGATCTCGCTACTGTCCAGGCTGCGCACCAGTTGGGCCAGCGCTTGGAACGGGATTGGTACCTCCACCTCCAGCACGACTGAGAATGGCATCGTAGCGCTTTCTTGCTTCGACTCCGATGGCGTCGGCACGGGCTTCGTAGAAAACTGCGACATCCTCGTCACCCCTCAGTTTGTCGTGCGGGTCCATTTCGTCCCAGATCTCCAGCGGGATTCCGAACGGGTACGCTTGGCACCGGCCCGGTTGCAGGG